ACCTATTGTAGATATTAACGTAAATCATCCAAATCATAGGTATTATACTAATGGAGTTTCCTCTCATAATACTGGAGTTGGAAAATCTCTCTTTATGTGCCATGTGGCTAGCTCCGTCTTGCTCCAAGGACGGAACGTATTGTACATTACGCTTGAAATGGCAGAAGAAAAAATTGCTGAACGAATTGACGCAAATCTTTTAAATGTAAATATCAAAGATATTGAAACATTACCAAAAATGATGTTTGATACGAAAGTAAATAATATTGCGAAGAAGACACAAGGAACTTTGATTATTAAAGAATATCCAACTGCTTCCGCACACGCAGGACATTTTAGGGCACTTCTAAATGAACTCTCTCTTAAAAAGTCATTTAAACCTGATATTATTTTCATTGACTACCTTAATATTTGTGGGTCCTCAAGATATAAAAGTAATTTTTCAGTCAATTCTTATTCTTATGTTAAGGCAATTGCAGAAGAACTTCGTGGTCTTGCAGTTGAATCAAATGTTCCAATTGTTTCCGCTACCCAGACTACTCGTAGTGGTTTTGGATCAGCAGATCCAGAATTAACTGATACTAGTGAATCCTTTGGTCTTCCTGCTACTGCTGACCTTATGTTTGCCCTTATTAGCACAGAAGAGTTGGAAGGATTGGGACAGATTATGGTGAAACAATTGAAGAATAGATATAATGACCCAACAATGAATAAAAGATTTGTAGTTGGGATTGATAGAGCAAAGATGCGTCTTTATGATGTAGAACAAAGTGCTCAAAAAGATATACTTGACTCTGGACAAGAGGAAGAGTATAATTATGAAGAAAGTAAAAAAACAGACAAATTTTCAGGATTTAAATTTTAACTAATATGACACAACGAATTGATTTTAATAAGTATCAAAACTTTGTAGATGCAGTAACATCTGATGCTTCTAAAGATTTTGTAGCACTTGCTGATCGTCTAGTTGCTCTAGATGAGAAAGGTGCAAACATTGAACGACTTTTAACTGCTGGTGTTGGCATTAATGCTGAAGGCGGAGAGTTTCTGGAAATTGTAAAGAAACTGATTTTCCAAGGTAAGTCTTGGAACGATGAGAATCGTACTCACCTAATTAAGGAACTTGGTGATACTATGTGGTATGTTGCTCAAGCTTGTATTGCTCTTGAAGTTTCTTTTGATGAAGTGATTCAAACGAATATTGATAAACTAATGAAGCGTTATCCAGATGGGTTTTTTGATGCATATTACAGCGAAAATCGTGAAGAAGGAGACATTTAATGACAAAAACAGTATCTATTAAAATTGATGTTCGTGCTGCTGCAGCAGTTCGTCAAATCTTGTTTGATGCACAAAAAGGATATACTTATGATGAGGGTTCTGTTCCTCCTCGTATTGTTGATATTCGTAGTGTGATTGCAGATATTGATTCAAAAATTGAAGAACAAGTAAAAGAATAAATTGATCCCCCCTTTCTAAATATAAGAAAGAGGGGATTTTTTGTATGGCATTACCCGCAGCAGAAATTATTAATGAAACTATGTGGGTAGTGTATTTTTTGATTGCCAAAAAATCTTCAAATTTTGTACTTAAAGGTACAAATATAGATGAAAATTTTATGATTAATATTTTTGAATCCAGAGAAAAACTATCTGGATTTATTAAAGATTATGGATTTAGCCAACAATTATCTGGATTGAGTTATGAAATTTCAAACATAGATTCCAAAATGAATTCTAAAGATGCAAAAGATTTTTTTTCAAAAAATAGATGGCATGATGCTTTGCAATCTCAAGTAAAAAATTTAGTCAAAAATCAAAAAATATCATTTATTGATAAACTAAAAATAGTAAGACAAACTGATTTTTATAAAATTAGTAAGATAGAAGAGTTTTTGAAAAAAGTTTGGAATATTTTTAAATTTTCTGGAACTTATGATAGATGGAATCCTGCTGATGTTTGGTTTTATAATGATACTGCTATTAGGAAGATACAAGATTATATTAAAATGACATCGGTAAATAGACAAGAAACAAATTTTTTACAAGATAGAGTTAAAAAAATCTAGCTATAGATGACATTGCGGGTTTAAATAAACTTATATTAAAACTTTATGAAGAAGAAAAATTAGCTCCAATTTCACTTAAAAAATCATCATTAAATAAAGGAGTTTATTCTGCTAGAGTAGGATTGGTTAATGTTCCTCAAAATGATATGGGAAGACCAACCCCACCAAAAGTAATAGAAAAACAAGATCCAATAAAATTATATCCAAACAAATATATTTCTGGTGGAGTTGCTGGGTCCAAAGGAACAGATCTTAAGTATGATATTGAAATAGATCAAGTAATTTTGGATATGGATGGGAACAAAAAATACAAAAGAGAAACAGATTCTATAATTTACAATCCTGCCGGAAAAACATTAAGTGTAATAAAAGAAGACAAATTTATAGAAGCTAAAGGTGGATCTTTTGGTATGAAAGATGCAGAAAAAGTTGTATATACTGCATCAGGTAGCAGAGAGATTAAAAAAATTAGAAGAGATATTTTTAAAAAATCATTATCAAGTGATGTCATCAGTCAAGGTGAAATGATTGGAAAAAATTATGAGGATAAATTGAATAATTCTTATAATTATATTGAAGGAATATCAAATGTTTTGGAACCATCTACTAAAAATAAAAAATTGTCATTTTCTGCTGCCGAAACGAATAATACTCAAAATATGAAAGATAGAAAAGTATATGAGGAAGTACAAAATAAACTTGAAATTGCTCTTGCTGTAAAAAAATCAGGCAAAGAAGATGAAGTTATTTTGGATTTGTGGTCTGCTATAACAAGCAAAGGAATTACAAATAGAAAAGATTATGAAAGAATGGTTGAGAGAATTGGGTATGGAATGTACAATAGATCAAAAAAACCAGGACAAAAACGATTAACTCAAAAAGAAGCGGATGAATTGGCAAAAGAATCATTGAGAGCAACAATAATGGGAAATCAATCTAAAGTCCCTGGATCATTTCATCTCAAATTATATTGAATAAATAACTAAAAATCCTGTGTAGATGAAAAGTTTTTCCCAATTTATTAAAGAAGCAGTAGAAACACTTGCGTCTACTGAAGCAAAGAATCGTGGTCTTAAAGGAGATGGTCACGGAGACTGGTATGATAATCAGGGTAATCTTGTAGCAAAAACTGTAGGTGGAAAGTTAAAATATTTCGGTCAAGGTGGTGCTGATGCTCAACAACAAGCAGCACCACAACAACAAGCAGCAACACAACAGAAACAAACGACAGAACCACAACAAGCAGCACAGCAACAAGAAGCAGAACCAGAACAAACTAATGGTGTTGCGATTGTAATTGGAAGATTCAATCCTCCATCTAAAAATCATGGAGCATTATTGAAAGCAGGATTTGCTCAAGCGAGAAGAAGAGGATTTGAGTACCGTATCTATCCAAGTCGTATTCAGGATGATAATACAAATCCATTAAATCCAAAATTAAAGATTTCTTATATGAAATCAATGTTTCCAGATTATGCTGATTATATTGTAGATAGTCAAGATTCAAAATCTATTTTTGATGTATTGGCATCTTTATATGAAGATGGATATACTGATGTTGTAATTGTTGCTGGACAGGATAGACTTGGTGAATTCCAAAGTCTTGTTCATAAGGGTGATGGTCAATCATATCAATTCAATAATATTGAAGTTGTTACGTCTGGAGTAAAAGATCCTGATAGTGAAGTAGAAACTGCTGGTTCTTCTGCTTTAATGAGAGCTGCTGCAGCAATTGGAAATTTTGATAGATTCTCCACTGGACTTCCACCAACAATGAAAAAAAGTGAACAGAAAGAAATGTTTAATACTATTCGTAGATCTATGAGTGTTCAAGAAGATACTGAAATATGGAGAATTGCTCCAGAATTAGATTATGAAGGATTGAGATGGAATTATAAAAATAAAGGTCTTTATGAAGTTGGCAATTTAATTGAAAATTTAAATAGCGGATTAGTTGGTAAAGTGATTCGTCGTGGAACAAATTATTTGATTTGTGTTACTGAAGATGGAATAATGTTTAAGAATTGGTTGAAAGATGTTCGTGAAGTATATGAGATTGGAACTGATGAATATAGAGCACACGTTCAGGGAGAAACTCCAGAACAAGACGTTAAATCATATACCAATGTAAGAATTAAACCTACGGTGCCAAAAAAATCTATAAATATCAATAGAAAAAGAAGTATCTAGGTAAAATGAGAACTTGGAAAGAAATCATAAAAGAAGCAACTGATGCTGAAATTAGAAGAGCAGGAGAAGCAGCACTTCGTGATGAAAAAATGAAAAATAGAAAAATACGTGCGGACGAACTGGCGAAAAAAAGACAGGAATATATGGATTTAGCAAAACGAAGAGAAGATAGAAAGACGGATTATTTTGATTGGGTAAAGGGTAATGCTGAACAAAACAAAAAAGACCGAATTGAAAAGTTGAGACAAAAAGGAGTTCAACAGAACGTAGATAAAGCAAAAGCATCTATTTCTGGAATTAAAACTCAACAAATTAGTGATAAGGAAGGGGACGCTACTGCATATTCCAAAGCAATTGGGAATGTGGGTTCTGCTGCTGCCGGAGTTGGTGGTGCTATTGTTTATGGTGTAAAAGCAGGATTAGCAAAAAGAAAAGTAGACGCAGCAAGAAAGGCAGAAGCACAACCCCCAGACAAACCAAATATTCCAGAAAAGAAACCCAGAACAGGTGGAATTTTAGGCGGAAGACCTCCTGCTCCTAAACCAGCAACTCCTGGAACTGGTGCTCCAAAACCAACTGGTCCTGTCCGTCCTTCAATTGGTAATGTAACTGGACCTGCTTCTAATCCTAAACGTCCTAATCCTCCAGCAAAACCAACTGGTCCTGTCCGTCCTTCAATTGGTAATGTAACTGGACCTGCTTCTAATCCTAAACGTCCTCGTAATGAAAGTTTCTCAAATTGGAGAGAAGAATTTCTTTATGAAGTTGA